CAAATTGAACTATATTATCATACTCTGATGGGGTACTGTTTTCGATAGAATTATCACATTCTGTTTTTGATAGGTCAATATAATTGTCACCTATTGAAATTACTTTTCTCCAGTAATATTTAGTTCTTATGTATCCATTAGATGAATTTTCATATTTAAATTGTTGACATCTTGCCCCATCACCTACGACGAATTCCTGGTATATATTTTGTTTACCATCTGTTGTCTCGAAATAACAGCGGTAACTATCACTTTGTTCTTCAACCCTGCTACATGTCATAGCGGCAGGAGTAAGAGCCAACTCACCTCCTATATGTTTCAGCTCATCAATAGTTACTGATTTAAAATAAGCCGTTTTTCTTATTCTAATGAAATCAAATTCAGCAGATGTGTTTTGATTTTCATCTACTGTTACAGCTCCACCGGATGTATCCTTTACATAATTTCCGAATGTGGTATTGCCCCCTACCGTTAGATTCTTTCCTACCCCGAAATTAAAAAGGGTTGAATCGTCCTTATCCTTCCGTAATATCTTTTCCCAGTCGGAACTGTCATCTGCTAGTTTCTGCGCGATGAGAGCCACATCTGCCAGCGTTGCATGTCCTACTCCTGCGAGGGCTGCCGCTATCTTCGCGAAGTTCCTTGCCAGCTTCAGGCGTGCCGTCCGTCCGGTGTCTCCTGCGTCATTAATCCAGGGGTCAATATTTTCAAATTCTAATGCCATCAGTCTATACTTTCTAATACCATATTATTAAAAGTCATCACCAGCGGTTGCCAGCATTGTCTCACCTCTCCCGTGTCCGTATCACGGTACATTAGCATATAGTTTGAATATGCGTTACGGTCCTCCTTCGGGTTCTTATATAAGATTGCGTTCTGCACTTCAATGATGCCTTCGCTCTTTTGTTTGTCTATCGAAAATGACATAAACGAGAATGAGAAAGGTATCTTCCTTTCCGACAGCTCACGCATCTTTTTGATTGCCTCATACACCTTCATGACTTCTTTTTTCTGCAAATATAACGTGAACCCACGCGATTGAAAAGGACACCATTTTCGTGACCTCACGAAAATGATCGCACAAAAAATCCCGTCAGAGTTTAAGCGTGACGGGATCAGGATAAATTTCAAAAAAGTTTTAAGATATTCTTTTTCTTCCTATATCTCACATACAAGAATACCGCCGCTGCGATAATTAATAACAAAAAAATTATGATATAAGTTACACCTATTGAGGTTTTTGTTTCCGATTTCTTTGTGACCTTCTCCTTTGAATTGTTATTCTTGACCACTTTGTTTTCTATTTTATTTTCCGATTCTGTTTTTTTTGCCACAGTCCCGGTGTCAAGTTTTAGCTTATCCGTAACCGTCCGTTGCCTTTTCTTGCTCTCTTTCTCCAGCGTCGTGCGTTTATTCAGATAAGTACAAGTCAGCTTCCCTGTCGAGTCGATCACGGGCGTAAACTCTTCCGTGACATATTTCACAATCGAGTCCGTACTTACCGTGTCCGTCACCTTCAGAGTCTCTCTCGATTGCGTCGTCGCCGTGCTATCCGTCTTCGCTGTTCCTTGCGATGTCGTTATAGCCGTGCTGTCCGTCTTCAGTTCCGTCTCCGTCTTCGTCATGTTACGGTGCACACAACTTGCTAACAGGATAGTCAGGAACATCCCAATTAAAAAATACTTTTTCATTCTGCTGCAGTTATGTCCAGGTAATATTCTTTCCCTACTTCAAACTGTTTAAATGCGGCGTCGTTGTCTACCCACATTTCCAACCTTCCGTCAGGGGTATATTTCCAGAAGTTCTTGTTTTCTTCAGAACCTGAAGTTACTGGCACTAACTTTACTCTTCCACCGTTGATAAACTGCTCTTTCGATTCGCAGATAAATTTTGCTTTTACCATGTTTTTTAATTTTTTAAGTCAATATTCTGTCTCTCCGCTTTCGCGTTATTCGTTTCTTTTGTCCCCGCAATACCCGTAATGAGTACTGCAGCGAATGTGATACCTCCGATTGCATATTGCCAGCTGTTTGGCAATACGATTCCCATACCTGTAACGGACATATATGCCGTTGGCAGTGCGGCAGCTATTGCGCCGGCCGTGTTCCTCACCGCCTTTGCTGCCACTGGCGTCTCGCTCCGCCATTTAGCTATTAGTGTTTTCAGCATATTTAGCGTATTTGGTTACTCCATTTTGTTTATATGAAATAAGCGCCTGGTGTCTGTGTCTTGACGAGTAAGAAACATGAACCCACTGACCCCCGAATTCGTAGATCACCTGATCGAAAGGTAACAACATCATGATCAGATTGAATAGCTTCTTGTTCTCCTCCGGACTTCCTCCCGTAATGTCTGCCGCCTGTCCTGTCAGGTGTTGTGATGATGCCACACCGCCCACTGCTTTGTTTAGTTCCGGGCACCGGTACCCGCAGTTCACCTTGATGGGCTTCTTATATGCAGCTCTCAGCGGATCGAGCACATTTTCCACCAGCGCTGTGAGGTTCTCTTTCACCAGTGCACCCGGAGTATTGTCTATACCCTTCGTCTTTGCCGTTGCGCTGCCGTACATCTCTGTAATTGTGAAATACTTCATTTCTTATCCTCCTTATATTTTAGTTCAGTTCTGATCTCAGCCAGCATTTCTTTAATGTCATTTACCCCGCTCAAGATATTGTCTATCTTCTTGCTGTGCGAGTCCGTCCTGCTCTCCAGATTGGCAATACGCTGTTTTGCGAGTGCCAGGTCCTTTTGTATTGAGAAGTAAGCACAGAGGGTTGATATTACCGCCGTGATTACATATTTCATTATTTCCAAGAAGTTTACGCCCATATTCGTATTTTTTAAATGATAATGCAAATTTAATACTTCATCCTTTGAGATAAAAGGACACCCCTATCTGCTCGCGTTCTTCTCGAGCGTATCGATATGTTGTATCTTTTTCTTGATATCCCTGATGGTTACCGTCTCCTTCTCTGCCGTCGCCTTCGTATATTCAGATATCAGTCTTAGATACATGAGCAATTCTTCGTTTGACACCCCTTCTGATGCCTGTCCGGTATATCCTCCCTGTGCTGCGTTGGACAATGAGTTCCCATTCCCTGCATATCCTCCGTCGTACTTTCCGCCTGTGATGCGTACCTTATCCAGAATGTCCGTTGTGTTCATCAGGCTTATTGTCCCGTCCTTCTGCCCTGCGTCAAACACATCCAGGAACTGTCGCACAGCCGGGTTCCCCACGGCCTTATGATTGGCCACGAATTCATTTTTGTGTACAGGTATCACTCCCGCCACGTCTCTCGGATTCCCGTTATCGGTATATCCGTCCGAGTATCCACCCTCATACAGTCCTGATGCCTCGTCCCTGGTATTCTTTGCTACAGCCAGCTGAACGGCACCTTCTGCCACCGTCGCTCCTATCAAGATACCCTCCATAACCGGGTTCCATGCCCACTCTGCCGCAATCTTCATGATTGCCTCTGCTGTCTTTGCCATCACACTCAGCACCGTCATCTGAAACTCTTTATTGGCGTATTTCTTTTTAATTGCCAGCTTCTCTGCGTCCTCCTGTTCCTCCAGCTTCGTTGTGTCTTTCCCTGCCTTCTGTGCTGCCTTGATCAATTTCGAATATTTATTCTCAACTTTTGTTGTCTCTCTCGACTGCATCGATTGATACAACTGACTTGCTGATGATGCCAGATTACTCACAGTCTGAAGCGCAGCGTCCTCTATTTGTGTACGCTGCTCTGCTTCCGTTTTGGCAATATCCGTCTTGTTTTTCTGATATTTCTCGTAATCTATTAATTTCGCATCATACATCGATTGATTCATAAGACTTTTTTGATCCAGATTCTTTTCTGATTCATACGCTTGTTCTGCGTCCGCTTTTTGTTTGTCGAGTCCTTCTTTCTGCTGCTGTCGTTTGATATCGAGTATTTCTTTTTCTGTATCAGTACTATCTTGATCGTATTTTTTCTCTATCTCAAGTTTCTTTTCCAAGTAGTCAATTTCAGACTCTTTCATTTTATTCTGATATTCTTCTTCGGTGGAAATTTCTCCAGATAGTCTTGATTGTGCTAATGAAATTTTGTCTGAGTTGTAGGCATCATCCAACCCTATCAAGTCATCATTCATATCCTTTTTTCTTTTCTCGTACTGATAGTTCGTTTCCTCAGTGATGGCATCAAGTATCTTATTTCCGGTCTCAGTCACCTTTGCTTCGCTGGCATGATGATTCTTCTGTATATCAAGAATATTACCAAGATGTTTTACCTCAGCCTGATATACACTGTCATGATATTCATTTTGAGTAATTTCCTTTTTGCTCAAAGAGGATTTCAGTTCAGCCAATTGCTTGTCGTAATTCGCATTTTCCAGCTTTTCGTCTTTGCTTTCGTCTTTTTGATTTGCAGTAGCAGTCTTTCTTGCAGCAACTTCTGCCTTTTTTCTTTCCTTTTCCTTTCTATCTGCCTCTTTCGGATCAACATAATCTCCTGTATTTGTATTTTCTTTTGTGGCAGTTTTTACCATTGCGTCCTGAAGATTTTTTTCTTTGATATAGTTGTTGATATTTTCAACCACTTTTCTTTTTTCCGCCAGTGCTTCATTCCATATTTTCTGTCTTTCTTTATCGTGTGCAAGCATCAACTCATCATTTGCCCTTACCTTATTGGATTCGTCTTGTGAATACACTCCACCGCCTGCGCCAAATGCACCGGAAGAATAAGTCCTCTGCGTATTGCTTTCATGTCCTTTCTGGGTCATGAGGTCTTCTCTTCTATTCACAGCCTTGTTCCATGTGTCTGCGGCCATTTCTGCATTTGCCTGCTCACCCATAGCAGCCTTTAGTTTGTCGTACATGGCTTCTGCAAGTGCCATCTTCTTGATGTTTGCCAGATAGGTGTCGATTGCTTTTGTATTCTCATTATATATCGTACCCTCTTTACTGATTGATGCGTGATAGTCAGGTATGATTTTCTTCAAGTCCTCAATCGCCTTTTTTCTTGAATCCAGACTTGCGTTATTGTCATGTATTGTCTTTGTAAGAATCTCTACACGTGTCTTCTGATCTGCATATTTTTCATTAGCTTCTTTCATGGCTTCTGCTTCATCTTCCATCGCCTTTCTTCTTGCGTTCGATTCTATTGCGGCCTTTCTTTGTGACTCACTTAATTCGTTGTTATTTCTGATCAAGTCAACGATAAACGATATTAATATGATAATACCTGCAGTGATAGCAATATATGGATTTGCTATCATGGTTGCCCATAATTTTTTAAAAGAAGCAGCTATAACATTATTCCAGAATGCAACAAGCTTCTGGGCTATAACGTGTGAGTATAGATAAATTGTATATACTACTATCAAACTGGAAAGTGTGGCAACAGTGTATCTGTAGTTGTATAATGTCGATATAGTAAATGCTGCCGCTTTTGCAAGTTTTGTCTCTGCCGACATTAAGTCAAGTGTGGCAGGGAAAAGCTTTTCTCCCAATTCCACACTAATATCATGCAGGGCTTTCTTTTTCTTATCTAGTTGTGCCTGTGATGTGCTATTTTGTTTATCATATTCTTTTGTGACAGAAGTAGCTTTGCTGTATGCTTCTGCTGCATCTATCTGTGCTTTTTTTACTGCAACCACATTGTCAGCGACGGTTGATAGCACACCCACACTTCGTGTTCCGTCTAGGTTCATCTTCTCAAACATTGGTGCCAGTTCTGCAAATCCACCTTTGTCTTTCATGGCTGTCGAAAACTTGATAAGTGCATCATTTCCGTTTGTCTTCAGCAAGTTAACAAACTCCTTGACATCAATTCCTGCAAGTTTCGCAAATTTTGCCGGGTCCTGATACATTTTTATAAGAAGTTGAGATATGGCTGTAGATGACGTTTCTACCTCCTGCCCATTTTGATCAAGAACAGATGCAAGACCCATGATATCCGTCTGTGTTATCTTTGCCTGCTTCCCGGCACCTGAAAGCCTATACGTGAAGTCAAGTATGTATGCTTCCGTTGCGTTACTGTCTTGCCCTAGTTGGTTGATAGCCGATCCGCTCGAAAGCATCGCCTGTTTTAGTCCCAACTTCTTATCATCACCGAACATACTGGCTATTTTACCGATGTTCGTGATAGCGTCCTGGCCCAAATCTTCACCAAGTGCTATTTTTATCTGATTTCCTGCGTCAACGAAATCTAAGATGTTTTTCTTTCCGTCTATACCTAGCTTTCCTGCGTCTCCTGCCAGTTTGTTCAACTCTTCGCGACTTGTCCTGGTGTCCATCTTCTTGAACTCCTCATTCAAGTCCTCAACTTCCGCTTTCGTCAGATTCGTATATTTCACCACCTGACTCTCTGCCTCCTTCATATCCGCAAAGTCCTGCACGGATTTACTTCCGCTGATCCCCATTCCTGCCAGCGCAGCAGCAGCTGTTGCAGCTATCGCCGCGTATTTATTAAACCCTTCGGACAGACCTTGCAGACTCCCTTTCGTCTCTACCGCCGTCCCCTTCAGACTCTTCATTCTTGCGTTTACCTCATCGAGTTGTGCCTTATATTTATTGTAATCCGCAGAATCCGGCGTAAGATGTCTTACGATGTTGTTAAGTTCCTTCTGTCGTTGCGTGAGCTGGCTGAGTGTCAATCCTGTTATTCCGATTGTCTCGAGCTGACTGTCCATGGCCACCTTTGCTTTTCTCACTACAGTCACCTGCTGATCATATTCTTTATTGACCTCTTCCAACTTTGTCTTGAGCACTTCTATTTTATTATAGTCTCTCGATCCTGCGTCCTGGGCATTTTCTTTTTTGATAGAGGCGTTGATCTTGTCACGCTCGTTTCCTAGCTGTGTAAGTTTCTTATTTGCCTCCGTCAGTTGTACATTAAGGGCCTGAAGTTCCTGTTGTGATTTGTTGGGCTTGATGTCTAATTCAAGTTGCCATCTATCGATTTTCAATGACATAATAAAACGCGTTTAAATTTGTTATTGCAAATTTAAACGCGTCTCCTTATCCATAAAAGGACATCGGAATCAGTCAATCCACTTCCCGTCGTCTATCCAGACTCCTCCGTCGTCCCAGTTCCCGTCATTCAGCACCCATCTTGAATTGGCCGCCGTATCGCTCAGTGTGATGGGGTAGAAAGTCCCTTTCCATTTCTTCTGCCTTCCTTTCGCCACGATCGTCTCTTCTATGCTGCTGCATACGTATCTCTTATTCCCGATAATGAATATATTTCTCACGTCGTATTTATTCGGGTCGTAACTCTCTATCGTTACGCCGTGTTTTGTGTCTATGATATATACCCCATCATACAGCTCTTTATCGATATCCTCTAGTCTCAGGCTTCCCTCGAAGTTATCACTCAGTCCCAGTGATGCAGCGTCCGGAACGGTGAAGTTACCTATTGTCATTGCGTGATACGTGTCTGTGTATGAGTTCGGCATTTTCCCAAGGGCGTAAGTATGCCATCCGTTATAGAATGCAAGGTATAACTGACATTCCGATGACGTCGTGCTGCTATCCGACAGCCCTGTGATATAGTCGTTCAGGTTCTCTGTGCCTTCATCCACAGTGTCCGACTCATCGCTGCTGTCCGTCGTGTCCGGTGCGCTGATAATGTTTACTTCGCAGTATGCGCCCAGGGTGTCCTCCTCTGCGCTGTTTATTTTTGCAATGCCGTATGGTGCCGGCACTATCTTAATCTCAAGACCGCTGTCGGTCGTTGTGTCTCTTATCAGGCTCCGCCACTGGTCCGCCTCTTCTATCCCGCTTCGATAACCGGGATTATTAGACGACCTGATGTATGTCCTTCCCGTTGTGCTGTCCTTCATCAGGAGCTTAGCCTTTTCGTCAATGCTTTTCGATGCAAAATAGAGCACCGTCATCCCAGGATAGCTCTTTGTTTTTAGCGCAGCTTTCGCAGTATCGCTCAGTTTTCCTATTTTGTAGAAACTCGTATCCGGTGTTGTATACATGATGTTCGATGCGCTGTGCTCGTCCGTAGTTTCATCCTCCACCTCTACTTCATACTCGTCTATCACGTCTTTGATGGTACGCTGCGGAGTATTTACATAGTATGATGTCTTCACGTATATCCCGCAGGTCTTCTCCGTGTTGTCTACCACGAATACCACGTTCAGCAGGTTCTCCACCTGTTCAAAGAAACTTTTTACGGTCCATCCGGGAAACATCTCGCAGTATTTCCGTGTGTTCACGTAGTTTGTGGTGAATAGGTATTTATAAGAGGTGTTATCGAGTTGATTTGTCGTGATCGTATATCCCAGAGCGTGAAGTATCTTCTTGATTGTTGATAGTAGGTAAGGCTGCACTCTCAGGTCGTCATTACTCTGTGATTCCGATCTCAACTGAGCGAAATGAAGCATATACAGATTGTAGGTTGCTTCTTTCGTCTCGTTATAGATGGTTGGCAGGCAGTAGTCTATATCCGGATATACCACTCCCGTATATACTCCCTCATTTATTCCGTCAGGTTTCACTGTTGCACTCATGATGGTATTTGCGTCCACCTCGCCCATTCCCGTCAGCCATTTAATCTCCAAGTCCTGACCTATAAAGTAATTCAACTCAGAGTTCCCGCTCACAATCTGTATTGTCACCGTGTTGTTTGTCCATCCCGTGATCACCTCCGTTCCGTTGCAGTACACTCTGTTGTCCGCTATCAGCACAGCTGTCCTTTTTGTTAATTCTGCTGCGCTGTTGTTCAGCCTCCATTGTGGCCACAGCGCTTTGTTGATCGGGTTGTCCAGATTAACGGTCACGTCGTAGGTATACTCACCGTTCTTCGTAAAAAAGGAGTTCTCCCTTTTCACTGCAGTGCTGAACTCTTTTGATATCACCACCTCTACTCCGGCTATATATAACTGCGTCATAGTCCTGCGTTGTCTGTTAGCTTGAAGCTTACGCTCAAACCGTTGTAACCCCCATATATGTTATATTCCCACTCTATTTTGAGTTTTTCCGGTGCTGTAATGTTCGCTCCGCAAATCAGGTTGTCCGCTCCCTCTTCATCTCCGAACAGCAGTTTCATAAGGCGCAACATGATTGTCTGATATTTTGCGTATGCCGTAAACTCAGCGTCGTCAGTCTGGCTTCCTGCCGGTATCTTCTCGATGATAAACATGATCACATCGCCTTCACCTCTGTAGCTGATCGTCTTATCCTCCTCCGCTCCCGGCACGTTCGCGGCAAGGATAATTCCTCCTTTGTCTTTCAGTTTCTTAATCAGTTGCTCCTCTTGCATAGAGATGATCACATTGTCTATCTGTTCCACCCCCATGGCGTTTACTCTTACTTTGAGTTCCGCCATCATCTGCATATAATCCGTTAGTCTTATCATAGTTTATTCTGTTATGAGTCCGTTATCCATCGGGTCGGCCATGGTGAAGGTGAATTCAATAGCCGAATATTCACCTTTCTGTAGCGTATGCGTGTAGTTCGTCTTCTTTATCAGTATCGGTCTCCACTCCCCTTCGTATAGTATGTCCACCTTTCTGCTCATTACCAGGTCTCTCCAGTGTGCATATTCCTCCCTCATCAGCAGCGCTCCGCTGTTAGCCGTGTACTCATCCGTCTGCTCAATGCCAAATCTTACGTCGATGCCATTATATCGGCTTACCGTGTCTGTCGATGATGGTTTGACGGATATCCCTCCTTTTGCGATCCGTGTCTCCGGAAGGTCGAACACGTTCAGATACCGGAAGGTATCGTATGAGTAGAAAGAAGTCCGGTCTATCTTGATGATCGAAGTAAATAACCCTCCTTCTCCGTCAAATTGAATGTAGTCTACATTGTCGATAATGTCAGGGAATAATAACAGAGGATCAACGTTAACCGTCTTGATGACTCCGTCATTGTTGGTAATAAAGTTACTCAGCGTTCGGAGTGCTATTCCGGTTACATTGTAGGCTGTACAAGTACAGTTCCCGATGAAGTTCTTGTATTTATAGACTCCGAGAATTGTTGTATCTTTCTGTTTCCTCGTGAGCATAGATACAGTTGTAGGTATTCCTGTAACCCGGTTATTACTCATAATGACGGTCGATGTAGTCTCATTTACGCCGTTGATTGCAAAGATGAAGGTATCTATCGCGTGTATCTGTATCATGTTGTCAATGATTCCATACAGACACATCTGTAAGATGGTGGAAAGTTCCCTGATGGTGATCACCCCGTCCGTGTCCGGGCTGTAGGTCTCTTTCAGAATCTGTCTTCCCGTGCTCACCTGTGTAATCGTGAAGTCGATAGAGGCGTCACTCGCTATGATGTAATCCTTGCATTCTGCAGCAAAGAATATCGTGTCCGGTCTCTGCGTTACTGTCATAATCTAAAGAATTTGTTGTGTCTGTCGTTTTTATCGTCGATGGTCGACTTATATATCTCCGTACTTGCTGCGATATCACGCAGTTTCTTCATTTCTCTCAGCCAGTATATCGCGTCCATTCTCAACCTTTCTCCATATTCTCTTACTTCCGATGCTGATGGCGGATTCTGCTCCATTCCGCCCTCCGTGTTGACCTGCTTCACGAATCCGTATGGAATCAGCTTCAGCTCTTGCCGCTCTAGCATGATCGCCGATGCCAGCAGGCTCTCTGCCATGGCTGCTGCATACGCAACTTCATTCTCTATATGTGCCGTTCCGTCGTTATTATCTCCCGTGAGTTGGTCTAGTCCCTCTCCGTATGCCTTTTTCACTTGTTTCTGCGCTTCTAGCAGGTAGGGAATCATCGTGAAATATACGTAATAGTCTTTGATCCCGTTAAAGAAGAACATCTGGTCTGCCGAGCGTATCAATAGCGATTTGCTGATTTGATAACTCTGTGTTTGCTTGAATGAGGCGATGTTGCTCTCGCCCAGATTCCGCAACAGGTTATCCAGCGCAGCGTAATGACTTTCCAGAATGATCCTGTCGTCTCTGTTGAGCTGCCATTCCCATGGTATCTTTTCATTTCCTGCGTCAATTTTGAATTTTCTTCCGTCGTCCTCGTGACTCAGGTCGTTGCTTCTGTATAGTCGCAGCGTGGCCATGGTGGCAATCACCTTACGTACCCACATCACGCAGTGATTGTTGTCATTGTCTGCCAGATAGAGTGCCTCAAGTGCTTCCATGGTATCAGCTCCGATGATTGCTGCCGTCTCGTCTTGCACCTGCTCCACAATGCCTGCTATCTTTCCAAACTCATTATTGGCAAAATAACTCCCTGTCAACTCCCGCAACTCTTGTGCTCCGTTATCGTTTTTGTTGAATATCATGGTTTATCTCTTTTATTTTGTTAAAGTCGTTCAGTAATTTCAGCATGATTCTCAAGATGTTCGTGTCGTCCACACCTTTCAGGTCTCCAAACACTCTGCTTTCTGCCATGGTGAAAGCAATTCCGTTTAGTCCAACGTCGTTCTTTTTCTCCTCTCCGCTCTGTTGGAATAGGCAGCCGAAGTTAACCGTATTTCCGTCAATGATAAAGTCGCCCGTCGTCAGATACTCGCAGAAGAATGAAAACCAAGCCATAATACCCCACTTCGTCTGTTCCGGTATCTGCATTCCCCTCATGTAATGCTCTTTGTTCGTGTCGTTGCCGACAGGCATTCTGAAATGCCCTGTCTTCTTGTAATCTGATTTCTCCCTATATAGGATTCCGCACAGAACCTTCAGGTGACAATCGTCTTTCGTCTCGTTATATGTCTTCATTGCCGTCACCCCGTCTTTGAATTCTCCGAAGGTCATGTCTGCACCGTGCGACAGTGGTCCTCTGAATTTCCCTACTCTCGGTATCAGGTTGACGGTCGACCGGTACACCAGGGCGAGCATTCCGTCCTCGTCTACCTTCCACAGCCAGTCCAGCGTCACGGCGCACTGATGCACCAGGATGAAATACTTATTGTTGCTGTATCTCGTCTTGACGCCTCTGTTTAGAAGGAAGCAGCGGGCCGTCTCATTCCTGATATCCTCTATCGTCACTTGCATCTTCTCGTCGATCACCCGTTGTCTCAGTCGCAGTACGTCCGCCCAGTCTTTCTGCGTCAGTTCGTCCCATACCTCCGGGAACTCTGCCTTTTCGTCTTTCTTCATATTTTATTGATTGTTTATGCCTGGTTGATGGCACGGTCTCCCGCGCTCACGTTATCTTCTTTCTGTATCACCTTGCGGTAGAATCCCATGAAAATGCCTTTTTTCTTTGGGAAATTGATTCTGATAGCATCGTTGATCGCCTCTGTCACGATATCCTCAGGTATCTGTGTGTCTGCGCCGAAAAATATCTTTAGAGCGTAGAGCATCTGGCTCCCTGAGTCACTCTTTCCGTCGATGATGATGTTTGCCAGCGATGGACTCAGTCCCAGACCTGATGTTGCCGCACTGTCTGCAAGCCGTGATATATCTTTCTGTGCCTCGATATATTTGTCAAGGTTCATTTCTATCGGTTCTATCTTCCAGCTCTGTGCGTGTCCCATCTCGTCCGTGAAATCCACGCACGTGAAGAACTTCCCTGCATTCCTCTTTCCGGCCATCACCTCTGCCAGCTTCTTGATAATGCTATCACGCAGCATATCCATCTCCTGATTGATCCTCTCATCCGTCCATGTCGGGTGGTCGTTCAACATGTCGTTACGTTTCTGATCCCAGTATGCCTGCGGCTCATGCACGATGTACGCCGATGCTATCAGGTTATCGTTCAACACGCGCACAATGTCCGCGATGTCATTAGAGTCCTGCATCCATGGGATACTCCCGTGAAAGCTCGAGATACTATATAAATTCCTTCCGAAACTTCGCAGGTTATGATACCCGATAGCAGCTTCATATTTATTGGCATTGTATTTATCGAAGATGGGGAAGCTGTATGTCTCCCTCATGTTGATCATATCTCCTGTTAGCACCTCCTGTATATCCTCTAGTCTCGGGTGAGTCATCCCGTCGGGCCATATCAGCCTGCAGTCTCCGGATGGCATGCTTTCCAGTCTCGAAATCCACGCTTTTCCTATCCTCACCGCCTTACCGCTCACATACTTCGTAAAGTGACCGTCCATGTTCACATATTCATTCATCGCGTTACGCAGGTATTTCTTATAGTCCCATGTGTCCAGCCACCCTTGTATATCGTTATCTTCTATCCATGTCTGCTGCAGTTCGTTGTTCACTAACTCCCATTTATACAACCGTGGCCCTTGCCCATATATCAGTCCAAGTTTTCGGCGCAGGATTCCCGGACCTAGATTGTTTTTCTCGAGGATATCCCTCACCATCTCCGGCATGTCGTTCATCATTCCCCATGGCACGCACCTCACACCCGTCACGCCAATCGGGTTCCCGTCCCAGTCACTGCTTGTCAGATTAAAGAAAGTGGAAAATTTGTTATAGTTCGTCTCTGCCGACAGCCCTATTGCGAATTTACCCACACCGCAGTCCACCACGGAGAACCCTCCGCCTCTGTCCACTATCTTTGCCTCTCTCTTTTTATTTGTTGTTCCCATATTATTCTTTATTGTTTATTGTTTAATATTCCTAATATTCTCGTTCTCTCAGCTTCCGTCATCCCTGCTGCGATACGTGCAACCAGTGAAGATAGGCCTGCGTACATGTTCACAGAGTACCATCGCGTATTCTTGCTCCGTTTTTTCTCCCTGTTCTCTTTGATACCCCAGATGTCACGGTTAGTGTTCACGCCGAACTTCGACTTCTTATTTTTCTGATATCCGGCTATCTCAAACGCACGTCCATAGTCAAAGAACTTCACCCGCAGCGTCGTATATCCGAATGCCGTCAACTTTGTTTCGTATGCTATCGATTCCATCAGATTCCCTGTGTCCACGTTCTTGTTTCTCTCCAGAGCATCCCTGAACCTGTCGCACAGCCATTCACCATGCTGGTCCATCATCTCCTGAATCCACAGATTCTTCGCATCCCATGACTCTACGCCTGTCTTACTATTCTCATTCATACTGCAAATATAATAATCCTACGCCCGCGCGAAAAGGACACCTTTTCACCACACCCCACAAAAAAGCCCCGATGAATCATCACCGGGGCTACTATTAAAATCATATGAAAATCATTTTGATAGTTTCTCTATAATCTTGAAAATTTCAAATGCTACTTGTGGTACCCATGCGTTTCCATAGCCTTTGATGCTTTCTTCTCTCCATTCCTTGAAAGGAATGGTAAGGTCGTCCACATTAAAGGGAATCCCATCATTTCCTCTACAAATAGGGGGTTGAGTTGGGAAACCTTCCCATCTGGATTGTATATTTCCGCTATTTTGTCTGAAAGGTTTCTGTGTTTCCTGTCGCGAGAACAGTTTCCTCCTTTTTCCTGAACCTTCGGAGTGGGAAGCAAATTGTTTATTGCCCTTGCCGTCAGTCCTTTCCCCATCTGGCTGTTTACGTTCAACTTCTTTGAGTAGTGCGTTGCTTCCGCAGCGTTCGGAGTCGGAAGAAAAACAAGTCCTCCCATTATCTCCTGTGCAAGACTTCCCGTATTCCCCGGTGTGGGGTTTGTCTTCGCTGTCAGTCTTTCCGTTGCATCGAAACCTGTTGGTGTCTTTAGAAGTTGCAATAAACCACACTCTGTTTCTTCTGTGTGGCGCCCCCACGGCACAAGCCGGAATAATAACAGGTTGGACCCAATATCCAGCTTGTTCAAGGTCTTCACAAATTCTCCAGATGGTGAATTTCTCTTCCTTTCTGTATATGAAACTCTCATCGAAGATATCGTCTGAACGTCCCACTTCAATCTCTTCAACGGATTCCACCATATTGGTGATTCCATTAACATTTTCACCAACAATCCAAGATGGCTGTATTTCCCGTATTGCTCGTAGCATCTCCGGCCAGAGATAACGGTCATCATTATTTCCTCTTCTTTTCCCTGCTTGTGAAAATGGCTGGCAAGGAAATCCTCCTGTGAGGACGTCAACTTTTCCTCTCCATTGTCTAAAGTCTGTATCTTTGATGTTTTCATATTCTTTACTTTCTGGAAACCAATATTCTAAGGTTTTGAGACAAAATGGATTTATTTCACAATGAAATATATTTTCCCATCCCATCCATTTTGCTGCTAACTCGGCAGCTCCTAACCCAGAGAACAGGCTTGCATGTCTCATTCCCCTCCTCCTTGTATCTTCAGGATGTCCTCCTCAATGATATTCAGTCCTTTGAGTATCTCCATCACTTTCGGCAATTGCCTTTCTCCGAAAGAGTCTGAGAAATCAATAATCAGCCGCCTCGTGTCGTTGATGGTATCATTCAGATAAGTATCTGAACTTTGTATGTGACTCACTCCTTCTGTAACACTCTCGTTCATTGTAATTTTGTTATTTTCCATTTTTATTTGATTTTTGTTAATTTTGCGCAACAGCGCACTTTCTTTACTTTTCTATCTCCTATTTTCCCGGATGGTGGCATCACGATATCCTCATTGTCCATCATCATCACGAAAGAAAGTATCCTCCTCTCGTCTGGAATACCCTCAAGCATCCTCTTAATATCTCCTACCGTCTTCATGGATGTTCCTCCTTTTTTATTTCCTTATACCACTTTGGATCATTCTCGAAAAACCATTTTATCCCTCGATGGTGATGAATTCCTTTTTCTCTGCAGCAACGTCTTATGAGCGCATCGTCACATCCTTGAACCTTTCTTGCTGCGTCTCGTGAGGAATCAAAAACACACCATCTACCATTTTCATCAATGCCGACTATCTTTCTAGAATTCCATCCTGCTATATTCTTATTCCCTAAGATTCTTCCAAGCAAAAGACCTTTTTTACATTTCTCCTGTTTCTCGAGAGGAACGAAATCATTCCACTTTTTCCCTTTATTATGGGGAATGTTACCTTTCACAAATTGTCCGTTCGACTTCCTATCTCGAACTGGTTCTAAATACAATTCATAATTATTCATTTCCGTTCCTCCTTTTCTTTAATAGCATCCTTATATCCTTGTTCATACGCATCAGATATCTCTCTTGCTAATATTTCTTTGATTTCATTATGAAGTTCGAAAAATATTCGATTCCTTAATTTCACTAAACTATCAGCCGCATTATTGTTTGCTACATAATCCGCTGTTTTCTCTTTTATTTTAGCCTCTTCGTATGTCATATTATCTCCTCCATCATATTAATATTGCTATCTTCATAAGCCAACACCGTCTGTGTATTCTCGAATAATTTCATTTAAGAAAATTTCAAATATTATCATCATATTCATAGAATAATATATCACGAATTTGGTCGGATAAGGTCTGTGAACAGATGCCTTCCCGCATAGAGGTAATTCCTTAAGTATCTCTTCTATCTTCAATTTCAGATCATCCTCCATTGCGTCCATAGACTCATCGTTGATGACACTATTTGAATATTTATCTCTTGCGTATTCCGCTATCCTTCGTTCAAACTCATTCTTCTGATCGTTATTCCTCTCTTTGTGAAAATATGCCTTTACATCTAATTCTATAAAATAGGTCATTTCCCTTCCTCCTTTTCTTTAATTATAATACATCCAAAGAATTTAGCAACTCGATATTCGACTCTTGCTCCCTTACTCTCCTGCCAGTTCTCCTGTAGGTATATTCCGGTGCATTTCAGAAGCAGGCAGATATCACATATCATATAGATAAGCCAAGGTATTTTCTTTACCTTGTTAAATAAATATTTCTTATTCATAGGATTAATTGGTGTCAAACCCATCATTCTCACATTCATTTCAGCCAAAAAGAAATTATCTCTAGCCTTTTCAATGTCAAGACCTGTAATCTTTCCCGATATATATACTTTCATTCCATTCCCTCCTTCTTATGTTTTCTTATATATTCCAATCTTCTTTGCGCAAATCCCTGAATAGATGCAGCATGATGGCTTACATTTCCGGATGTCAGTCTTTGACAATCATAAATGATAGCCTCCAGAGTCTCCTCTATATGCTTATATCTTTCTTCGTACTCTTCACGAACTTCTTGACGAGCAAGTGCAATAGCATTCATTGCCCTTGTTTGTGTCACAACAAGTCTATCTGATTGTTCGTTGAAACTATTATCGAAAAATCCATTAGCAAATTCGCTTCTTTTTATATATTCTTCTGCATTCATATCATTCCCTCCTTTTCTTTACTCATGATTAACGATGCCGGTATGACAAAGATAATCCCTACAACGGCCAAAATGCTCAGAAAGAATATTCCTAGAATAACCTTCGTTATAATAATTGCTACTTTCATAAACATCCCTCCTCTTTTTTATCTTCATATTTCTTTTCCTCTATCTTATCAACGACAAGAAAGAAAATGGAGTATCTGTTTCCTCCGATTGTGGAATCTTCTATTAATTTAGACATAACATCACGAGAGACACCAAAGGTTATCAGTCCTCCCTGAGAGCAACTTTGAAGTTTGATGACTGTTCCGCCCATCATAACTCCCTTG